ATAAAGACTTCGAGCGATTGTTGAAAGAAAAGGTTGAAAGAAAGTCCGATATAGGATATTGGGAAAATACGCATATAAGGTGATAAGTCATTGTATTATAAAGTTATAGTCGTTATATTATACAAACAAGGAATGTATAATGAGTGTTAATTTGCCAGTAAAATGGAGTCCTGCCAAGATAAGGGCTATAGAGTATATGACTGCTTATCCTAATGCGAAGATAATGGAGGTAGCGGAGGAATCAGGCGTGACAAAAGGTACGGTTCACGTATGGTTAAGAGATCCAGAGTTTGTTGAGGTGTTCTATCAGAAGTACATGGTTTCTTTTGGGGCGAGGTTGCCATCTATTTTAAATTCAATGATTCGTGAAGCAGAGTCAGGGAATGTTCAGGCTGGTCGTTTAATATTGGAACACAGCGGAAAGCTTATAAAGCGTGTTGAGGTAAATAACTATCAAAGCCCATTTGAGAAGTTTTTAAATCAAGAAGTAGAACCCGATTTTCAGGAGGAAGAGATTGAAGAAGCTGATTTCACTGTTTTACCACAAAGACCTATTGTTGATAGAAAAGAACCTCCTAAAACAAAGTCTCAAGAATTAAGTGAGATTTGGAAGAAAAAAAATGCCCTGAAGCTACGTAGAGTAGCGGATAGGTGGCGTAAAAGAGCTGATCGAGCTGGTGTGGAGAAACTACCTCAAGGTAGGAAAACCAAACTTCAAATGCACGCTTGGCATCAAAAAATCATTGAAAAAGAAGAAGAATTGCAAAAAACGGGAATTATGCCGTAAATCCACATATATAAGGATTTAGAGAATAAAAACCATATCGGATTTTCAGGTATACCCCCCAACCAAAGCCATATCCGATTTACAAGGTGGGGGCATGGTGTTTTTAGCAACCCCCACCCTCGGTGTATTATACATAATACCTAATAACCATGTCCGATACAGACGGTCTCCTTATATATACTATATAAGGTATATATAAAAGTATAATAGCTTTAGCTATGAATCTTATATATCCAATATGGCATAAAGGGTATTAATTAATATCAATACGTTTTTTATCAGATTCCATTTGTTCTTTTTTTGGAATCTCGATCCTTAAAACGCCATCCTCGAATTTGGCAGAAATATCATTGGATAGATTATCTCCCAATTCAAAGGAACGTCGAAACGATGAATGTTTTAGTTCTCTCATAATGTAACGAGCATCATCTTCTTCTAATTGATGCTTGTCCCCACTAATCGTTAATACTCCATCCTCAACGTCGATATTAAGCAGTTCTTTCTTCATTGACGGTAGTTCAGCTACAATCACGACGCAATCGTCGTAATCAACCACATCTACCTTTGGGAAAGCCCCATGCTTAAATGAAATCCCAAATTCTTTTTGAAAGCTTGGGAATTGGTTTTGCACAATCTTATCAAACATTGTGTCAAAGGGGGTTAGAAATTCATCTCGATTGAAATGAATAGGTACTCTTGCTATTTTCATTAGTCACTCCTGTTAGTTTGTCGTCCTCTCGTGAGCAACGACGGTAAAACTATTTATAATCAGTTTCGTAAAAACCGCTTCCCTTGAATCGTATCGAGGGTGCGGCAATGGATTCTCTTACATCAAATGAATTACACGACGGACATTGTTCGGTTTCTTGTTCTTCATCAACGATGACAGACAAGGTTTCCCAGTCCCATTCGCATTCATTGCAAATCCATCTTATTGTTTTAAATCTTTTCATATTTTTAAAGTATCATCTATTTCTATATCTTCAGGCATCAACTGACAGTAACAATACTCTTTACAGACACTCCATCCAGAAGCTGGCATTCCTCTTGCTTCCCATCCTTCCCAAGTATCAAGTTGTCCAGCACGGCTTTCGCAGTCAGGACAAACATTCTTTGAAACTGTGATCCATCTTAACTTTTGCCCCATCCGTCCAGATCGGCGGAATGCTTGGTTAATTCCTCCAACAATTCCTCGTTTAATGGAGTTTTTGAGTTCTCCAAAAATTCTTCCCGACTGATTAAAGTCCGTATTAAGAACCCTAATAATTGATTGTTCGCTAACACCACTTCGTGTAAGTCGTTCAATTTCTTGTCCAAGTCGTTCTGTGAAGATTCGCACATCGTAAGATAGTCCGAGAGCAATCCATAAAAGTATTTCTCGATCTTTGTCATCTAATTGTTCCTCTGGCATATAATATAACCCTTTTATGTTTTTAATACAAGTGGTGATTTTCTGTAGAGAGACTCCATGATAGAATCTGTGAAGGTTTTTTGTATATCTTCCAGTTTCGGTATGACTATAAATGGTCTGGGTGGGAAATGCCCAGTTTTATGCCCACTATGGTGAGCAGGTGCATAACCAACCATCTCCATCCCATCTTTTGTCTTCTTTAGACTGTCGTGTAAAGCCCCCGATTCATAGAGTGGCGTACTCCCACCATATTCACCTCTTTTACGCCTATCTATTGTAGACTGTTTAAGTTTTGGTTTTACCTTGCCGAAATCAACCCCGACTTTTATCTCTAACTTCATTCCAGAAATCCTCCCCTAATTTTTTCGCTTCAAAATATTCATCCTGATACTGGAGAATCAATCTTTCCACCTGACGCTCTCCCCAAGCAGAAGGGTCTTTGATTATTTCAGCAATATTACCTTCTAATTCAAATTCAATATCATTGATCTGATCCAGTTTCCTGACGGAATTGAGCAAAGATTGACTGTTTTGACTCTGTTTCGTTGGTTTGCCTGTTGTCATCGATTATTCCTTGTGCTTGTTTGACTGTTAAGTCTTTATTATCTCTTACCATAATTTTGGCACGAGTAATTAAATTTTGTTCCAAATCGAATTGATCTTTTAAGATTTGGTCTTGTACTGTTGTCGGATATTCCACTTCCTCGAAGTCGATTCCAAAATCTTCAGGTAACATAATACCATTATATTCAGCAATAATTCTTTCCACAGAATAAAAATCTTTTTCATATAATCTCCATAGGGCTATGTCATCAAAGTAATCTTCTTTTCTTTCGAGGTCTTTTATCATTAGACTAATTCCCGAAGGGACTTCACCGCCAGATTCTGCCCATTGAACCCATAAGTGATTATTAGAAGCTACAAGTTCAATTTGAAATTTAATATTATCTATCGATTCTTGCACATTGCCACTTGGGGAGGTTACGTGGTATTCTCCTTCATCGCCCATATCAAGTATTTCGTTAGAACCCGCTCTCATTAAGTTTTGGTCACTGCGAAGCCCTTTTACCCATGGCTGACCGAACATATTAAATCTCATCCCGAGATTCATCTCTGTAAGCCCTATATTGACCTGTTCATTGCAATTTACAATATCACTCGCACCTTCAACGAAGAAAGAATCGATTTGATCCTCCCTGTGGGTGAAAACAAACGGTAAAATACCGTATGGGTTTGGTTGCTCACTTAAAATTTTCCCATCCTCATTAAGTACGGCATATTTTTCAGCATCCCAATATCCCCATTGTAATTTAGTTGTATTTGATAAATCAGATGTCTTATTTAGAAGGGGGTAGATAATTGCCTCTGGTTTGAATGGATCATCTCCAAAATATGTTTCAAAATAATAAATTGGTCGATAGTCGAATCTATCTTCCTGCCAAAAGACTCTATTGGCAATAGTTCCCAGTAAGCGAGTCATCCTTTCTGAATGTTTCATCCTCACATCTTTAGTTGGGATAAGTTTATTGTAGGCACTCGTCTTATTGCCGACAGTCCTTTTTGCACCTAAAGTGTAAATACGACTTATTTTATTGATAAACTTACGTGTAAAATTTGTAACAGAAGGGGGAATTTCTGTAAAAGCCTCCCCTGTAAAGAAATCTTTAATATAAGATTCAGTAGACGTACCAGAATAATAGTCTAAAAACTTTCTTATTTCTTCTCGCTTTGCATGGGCATTTGACAGCTTAACTTCTGTTAATTTATTTTTAATTAGTTGTTCAATCATCTTTGAATCCTTTTCATTACTGTGTTTTTCATGGGAAATCTATTAGTGATAAAGTACCTGAAGGCATCACATCCATGATCGTGATAACCGTCTTTTACTGGTTCGTCCTTTATTGGCTTACCATCTTCTGTCTCTGGATAACGGTATTCCTCGAAATCTTTTATAACATCTGTGCATTTTTTATCCACATGAACCCGTCGAGTCCCTTCTGCACTTTCAAAAAACCCTCTCGCATAAGATACGCTTGAGGTTATGTTCCTACTCAACCTATCTCTCATACATAGGATTCTAATTCCGCTTCTCCTAAAAATTTCCATATCTCCCGCACCCGACTGCCCTTGGACGCTCGATCCCGCAGGGTCACCATAAAACGAAGTAATAGGATAGCCTTTAATTTTGATCATCTTAATTAAATCTTCTGTTTTGATGTTTTCTTTGTGAAGAATAGAATCAAATACTCTAATATGTTCAGTGTCCCCGATCCATTGAGTTTGTATAAATAATACCGCAGGCATACGGTAGCCAAAATCGATTGAGCAATAAGTGGGTAAATCCTTATCATAAGAAAACTCACCAACATCCAATTCTCTATCAAAATCCCATACCTTACCTTGAAAGACTGAAAATTCAGCCCCAAATTCTTGTCCAAATAATTCTTTCGACATATTGCGTTTACGCTCTATAATCGCAGGGTCACTTTCTCCGAGGGGGAACTCATATTGATTGATCCACGATGGGGCAGAATGACTTTCCCATTCATCGTCTATTTCTCCAAGCTTGTATAAATCGTAAACCCAATTTCTCCCCTCTGGGGTTGTAATAAAGATTACCTTACCTTTGCGTCCAGCAACAGTTGGTGATAAATACATATCCCAAATTTTTTTATTCATTTTTGCCACTTCGTCGATCACCAGAAAGTCCAAGCCTTCGCCGACGAGACTATCTGCGTTATCAGCACTCATGCCTTCAACGGTTGTTCCCCATTTGAATTTGATATACATATCTTTTTCAGATGATCGAACAATGTCATCTCCATGACCAATAACCATTCTCTGCCATATCTCCCTAAAGATTAACCTTGCTTTTTTATAAGACATTCCAACAACCCATACTCTTTTATTGGGTTGGGACGCAACAAAACAAGCTTCCATCGCACTCGCCCAAGTTTTTCCAAATCTTCTTCCGCACACCATAATGTGAAAACGTGCATCTGGTTTAGAAGGGTAATGTAGAGCTAACTGACCATCATGCGGTGTATATCCAAGATACTCAAACCACTTTTTTTTAAAATCGTAATTTTTTTCTTGCATTATAGTTATTTATAATATATATTATACTATACATTTAATGCAAGTGTATTTTTATTAACTCACTAAAGAGGTTTAAAATGTCAGATGAACAAACAGTCGATACAGACGTAAAAAAGGCAGAAGGGACAAAACCCGAGGCAAATGGTATACCCCGTTCAAGGTTGAATGAGGTCATTGATGAGCGTAATGCTCTCCGTGATAAGATTCAAGCCTATGAACTTAAAGAGGAAGGGGCAAAGAAAGCGGAACTCGAAAAACGGGAACAATGGCAAGAGTTAAATGCCGAACTTCAAAAAGAAGTGGATTCCTATAAACCTTTCAAGGATAAATTTGATGTCTTGGATGGTAAAATTCGATCAGATGCTTTAAGCAAACTTCCTGAAGGAAAACAAGAAAAATTTAAGAATCTCAATACTGCTGATCTTTTAAATGTTGTTGAAGAATTATCTATTAAACCTAATCCTCCTGATAATGCAGGTACGGTAGACACAAAGATACCGAAAGATGGATGGAAGAAGATGGATATTAAAGAAAAACGCAGTAATTGGTCAAGTATTGTGGATTCCTACAAACGATAGGAGTCATTAAATGGCTAATGTAACAGTAACAACTGCTGCTAATTTTATTCCTGAATTATGGGCTGACGCAATTTTAGATTACGCAGAACGTAAATTCTCGTTAAAAAATCAAGTAACAGATGTTTCATCCTTACTCTCTGGTGGAGGCGATACGCTTCATATTCCAAGAGTAGACGAAGAAACTGCTGCAGCTAAATCGGCTGATTCAGCAGTAACCTATTCCGCTAACACGGATGGGAAAACAGACCTTTCCATTGATCAACATTTCTACGAAGCTAAACGCATCGAAGACGTTGTTCGGGTACAGGAAAGTGCTGACTTATTTAATATGTACGCAAAATCAATGGGCTATGCCTTGGCAAAGAAAGTTGAACATTATCTCGCAGTAGATATTATTCAATCTGCAACTGCTAACGATGTAACGCTTGCAACAGATAATACATTACTTTCTTCTGAAATCCGTTCAGGTACGCAGAGTTTAATGGATATTGGTGTTGATTATACAAGTGAGACATATTTGTATTGCTCACCTGCGGCTTACAATTCATTGTTTGCTTTAGATGAATTTTCGCTTGCTAATGAAGCTGGTAGAGCTTCTGCTCACGCTACGGGTAGTCAAGGTTCAATCATGGGAATGGATGCTTTCTATTCTGTCGATTGGGACGATGATGGTGGTACTGGCGACGAATCAGCATCTATCTTCACAAAAGATAGTGTTGTTTTTGCAATGCAGATTGCTCCAAGAGTGCAAAGTGCATACGATATAGATTATCTCTCAACCTCCGTGGTTGCGGATGTTCTTTTCGGAGCTTCTTTAGTGCAGAGTGCTGGCGATTCAGCAGGACAGATTGTTAATTTCAACAATCCCTAATAGGTAACATTATGGGGAGGGTGTAACGCCCTCCCCCTTTAAACAGATGCCCATGAGAAGTGTCAGCTCGGTAAGGCATCAAATAGGAGAACAAGATGGCAGACATAGGAAGATATTCCGTAAAACAATCAGGCAACCTTGGTTTAGGACAAGGTGGCTTTAATACTTATACAGACACAAGTCTCCATTCGGGGAATTGGGTCGCATTCAAAGCTGTTCATGGTGATGCCGTGATAGCAAGCTCAACCAGTGCCACTGGTGATAACCTCCCCGCTTCAATGACCCTCTCGGAGGGTGATGTTGTATATGGTGACTTTACAGCGGTGACTCTTGCAAGTGGAAAAATTTTAGCCTACATTGGCTAATGTCACGCTTGAATTTAAGAAAACCAGTGAAACGAAAGACTTTTGGGACGAAAGTCAAATCGTTTTTCAAGCGATTATTAGGAGGATAAAATGTTAAAATTAGGTTTAACATTGGCAAAGAGACATACCGTAAGAATATGGGAAGCAACAAAAAACTTTTTAACATCCACTGGTGGCGTGTTCCACGACTCTGATGGAAAAATATTTAATGTAATATAGAGGAAATAAATTATGGCAAATTATGACAGTACCCATACAGGGGCAACAATAGACAGTGCTGTTAGTCAGGTAACAGATTCAACAACAGATTTTAACGTAGACAGCAATACTCTTGTAGTAGATAAATCAGCAAATTCCGTTGGAATTGGAATTGCTGCACCAGCGTCAGCATTGCATATTGCTGGAACAATGCAAGTCGGTGCAGATGGTTCTGGTCAAGACGTAATATTCTATAGCGGTACTGCTGGAGATAATTTTACATGGGATGCTTCTGAAGAGTGCCTGATAATAACAGGGACTGATGCGGCTCAAGCTCTAAAGGTAGCTGCTGGTGATTTAGTTGTTGTAGAGAAGATATATTTGTATGATAACGATGGCGATGAA